TATAAAATCTACCGTCTTTGTTTGGGTAGCATACTACCTTTGTAAAATTAATGCCGTTTTCCCATTGGAATTTACACTTTTTCACCATGGCTTTGTTTCTTAATTCATCGTTGTAATCTATCTGTTGATAAATTTTTGTTAAGTTAAATATAGATTGTTTTGATTCATCTCTGAACGCGTGCTGTTCTGTTCTAGGAAACTGTCGGTAGTATTCGTTTAATGCGTCGGCATCGCCTTTTAATCCCTCTACTTCGTTTTCCCAATGACTTATAACTCCTTCGTCAATTATGTCCCCTTGAGGACCCACTATTTCTTTTTTGGGTGTTTCAAATACGGGCCAACCGTGTTCGTCAATAAAGCCTTCGTAATTCCATTCCATAGGAATAAACAATTTGTATAGACCTGTTTTTGTTTGACCGTTTTTGTTTCTTCTTTGTACGTCAGAATCGTCGTATAACTTTTTAAAGTTTTTACCACCTTTATCTAATGCGTTTGATGTTGATCCCATCAGGCACTTTCCAATAATCCTACTACCTAATCTTAAACAAGTTTTAGTAACTCGCCAGTTGTTAAGAATATTAGTTGGTCTTTCCCATTTACCGCTTTCGTCGTGAACTAATAGTTTTAGTTTTTCCCCATCGTACGAGTTGTCCCCTGTGTTTTTCCAGTCGACCGTCGTGTCAAGACCCGCGATTTCTTCGGGCGTTGCGTTTGCATCAAGCTTCCTCCTCGTGAATTTTGAGGCCGGTACTCTGTACGCGAGTTCTGTTTTCGGACGATCCATCCCGTCCTGTATTGGTTTAAAGAAGAATGGATAGTTAACCGATATTGGTACAACTTTGTCTGTAAACATCTTCTTTGCATCGGGTCCAGATTTGGACAGTATACCAAATCGAGCATCCGAAGATATTGTTGCTTGGTTAACGGTTTCGCCGGAAGCCATAAAAGAAAATCCCGATCTTCTGTTCTTAAGGTAGCACATACCATAGCTTCTTTTGTCTGCTTTGCAAGCTTCCCAGAATATATAAAATAATCTGTTTGATTCTCTAAAGTCAGGTTGCCCAACGTCAATCTTGGACCACTGCAAGTACATGTAGTGAGTACCAGTAATGTAAGTAGGATTATCTTTGTTATAAAACCAGAAACCTTCTTCACGCTTATTAAACTCTCCGTCAATATACTCATACCAGTTTTCTTTAAAAATGTTAGGATACTTAACCCAATCAGCTTCGCTTTTTATTCTGCTTAACTCTTTTGGATACTCGTGCGCCTTCCATTTGTTTTCGCCTTTGCTTAGGGTACCTTCTAATAGAGGTAGTGCGATATGCACCCCACTTATTAAATATATATCTCCTATCTTACCGGTTTTGCTTATAACAATAACATCGTATTCTTTGTCATAACCATAAACCCATTTAGCATAACGATTTTTTTTCTTAATTGCTTGAGGCTTAATATAGTCTTTGACTATACTGTATAATTGCTGTTCATAAGCCATTATTTAGATCTACCCTCCGCAAAACCCTTAAAGGGCATTTTATTAGAAGACTTAGTTGCTTCTGCAATCATTCCTTCTTCTTCTTGTATTCTATTTAGTATTTCAAAAGCATCTAAAATACAAAGCTTTTTAGTAGCGGCAGCATTTTTAAGTCTGTCAGCTGAAATATCTTCTTCTGAGTCAACGATCTTTTCCTCTGCTACCTTTACTAATTCTTCAATTGCCTTGTGCCCAGCGGCTATTATACTCTTCTTCGTTTCTATCGGATCCATACTTTATAACAATATCATTTGATTTCATACAATACATAATCTGATCGTCTATGACGAATTCCCATTCACTGTTCGGCGTAAACCCTATTATGTCTCCTGGGTTGATTCCAGAGCTCTCTAAGGAGCTATTACCTATTTTAAGTATACCAATAAGGTTAGTTGTTTTTTTGCTGCTTAAAACGTCTTTATTTTTAACAGGTGCTACAAAGCATCTATCTCCAAAAGATTTCCAGGTATCTGCTTTCTTATATAAGTAAACTTGATCTGTACTGCAAAAAAATAGACCGTCTTTTAAAAATGATCTACTATTCTTTTTGATTCCTTTCATGTCGTAAAATACCCTGAACACATTATGATGTATAATAATTAAGTCCCCTTTTCGTATTGGTGTTGCAAATGCAACAGGTGTTTCAATTACCTCAGCAATATTGTTAACATGCTTAAAACTTTCTATAGAGCTGTTTGTTACAAGGGTATGCTCTCCAACCTTAACTTCGTTATCATATCTTTTGCCTACCGGCTTTATGATAAAATCATATATACTTCGCATTAATACTCTAGGTCATATTCAACGGATATTGCCATGTTAGAATTAAACTTCTTCCATGGCATTACCTCATCTACTTTCTTTATAAATATATTATAAGAATTATCAGACTCTTCAAACATTATATGAGAAATTTCGTGGCCACCGTAAACTGTCTGTTTAACAGAGTAATGCATTGCTTCGTTTTTATAGTCAGCCCCGATACTAATTTTTCTTATAACACTTCCCATAACCTTACTCCTTAGATGCTACTTCGATTTTCTCGTAAGTTCCATCGGAAAGGTTAATATTAATTGCTCCGTAATTTGCTTCAACATCTTTTTTTACTTCGTCCATGTCTTTTTCAAGTACACTAACTTGGTAAATAGCTTTAGCTTTTTGTACTTCTAATACACCGATGTTAGCTAAATAAGATTGCAATTCTGTTTGAATTTTTGTGATCTTTTCTAGCTCGTCTTTAGTAATTGTGTTTACTGGTGCTGTTTTCATTTTTTTTACTTTACTCATTTTGATTTAATTTAATTGTTAATTGTTAATTATTGTTGGCTATTATGTGTCTTTGCCATTTTATTAAACCTAGTCGTCGCTTGGTTAGATTTATTTGCGTAACCTCTTTGATCTTTTTCGTAATTCTTTTTAGCCGCTTTTTTATCACGTATCGACATACCCGCAAACTTGGTAACCTTCCCGAGGTGAGACTTGTATCCATAAAGATTTCCGGTATCTCCCCTTAATTCTTTTCCTTTATAAGGAGCAGCAGAGTATTTTCCAGTTGTGTTGTCAAAGGTTGTATTTCCGGTTATAGCTCCCGGCAATTGATTACTTGCAGCTGCCTTGTTTGAGGCTCTTTGCCTGGAAGTAGTAATTACTTCCTTTCCTGTTTTTTGGTTAACCATGCTTTCAGTCCCCCCTTTATCGGATTTGGTCTGGGTAAAATTAACGTTTCTGGCCTTTGTTGTGTTTGCTTTTCCAACAGGTTTAGCCGAGGTACCCGTTGTGCTGCCATCGGAATTATCTTTCTTTTTCTTTTTGTCTCCCCCGTTGGTAAGGGCCGCTATGCCTGGGTTTGTTACTTTGTCTCTTCCTGGGTTCTGTGCGTATGCCATAATTTTTTTTTTAATATAATCTAGTTAGTCCGTAAGTTTTATTTACGTGTCCCGTAAACTTAATGGAAATTGAATCTTTGTTTATTAGTAAATACTCTATTTTTACGGTATATCCGTTTTCTTTATTGTGTAGCTTAGTAGTAAATGTTTTGCCGTCTTCGCTCACAATCGTTTCGTTTATTATTCTATATTCGTCAAAGCTAGTGTTATATACTTTTATAACTTTATAATCACTTGCTAGGATTGTTTTCATATAGTCCGAACCGCTGTTAGCCCATATACCATTAAATTGTTCTTGTGCTTTTACTGTAAATGATGCTAGTGTAATAAATAACGCGATAATTAGATTTTTCATAATATTAGATTTGATTATTAACTTATTTATTATATAATCACGCGTAATTTTAAAAAACTTGTAATAAGTACTTATTATTACTTACCTACTACTATTCCTCCAGCAGCATTAGCCGCAGGTATTAAAACATAATCTACAACAACCGGAAGTATTGTTCCGGATAAAGCTCCTACAAAATCTATCGCATCCGCTGCCGTTACCTCTAAGCTTACAACGCTATCAACTCTAAAGGTGGCATTTCCGCCGCCGCCAGCAATTGTTATAATA